GCAGGTCTTGTGGTAGAACTGGGCCGTGCCGTTCTCTTCGCAGAAGACCACGGCCGCCCATTCGCCCGCCTGGATCGTGCCCTCGCACCGGTCGCAGGGGGCCGGGTATTTGAGGCGGATGAAGTGGGGCGCGCTATCCACGGGCGGCCCCCTTGCCGAGATTGTCCACGAAGGACTGCCACGAGAGTTCGATTTCCGCGGGGAGGTCGAACCGGTTTTTGGCGACGCAGGCGGGGCCGCCGATGCACCGCAGGACGCGCTGGCCGCCGCCGGCGCCGATGGGGGCGGCCTTTCCGGTCGCCGAGTCGACTCGCATCCGCTGCGTGGCGAAGAGCACCGCGTCGGCCCACTCGCAAAGGAGGGCGCCGGCGAGTTTCTGGAGCCGCGGCGAGTAGCGGTCGTAGCTCTGGTTCTCGGGATCTTCGAAGCGCTCCACCTTGCAGTGCGCGAGGACCAGGACGATCATGCGGCGCCGGGCGCGGATTTCGTCGAGGACGGCGAGAACCTTGCGCCAGAGCCCCAGCGCGTGGACGTAGCCGCGGCCGTAGCCTCCGTCCGCCCGCTCGATGTTCGACGCGCCGAACTGTTCGCAGACCTTGTCGTGGATCAGTCGCTCGAGCCAGTCGGCTGTGTCCAGCACGATCGTCTGGAAGTCGTGTTTCTCGTCGCGGACGGCCGCAAGCTCGGCCATGACGTCGTCGAAGGACGTCGCCAGCGGGAACTTCGCGACGGGAAGCTGTCCGAGTCCGTCTTCCGTTTGCGCGAAAAGCGGTTTCGGCGAGGACGCCCCGAAGCACGACTTGCCGACTCCGTGTCGGCCGTAGACGACCAGGCGAGGGGGAAGGTCGGTCTTTTCGGTGGTGATGGATTCCATGAGGGACATGCGTGTTTCCTTTCCGGGTTGTGGGTTAGAGGTCGCAGAGCAGGCGGACATCCTCGTAGCCGGTCGGCCACGTGTCCGTTCGCCGGCATTCCAGAAGCCGCGCGATGGCGGCCGCGTTCTGGCGTTCGGCTTCGTCGAGGACGGCGTCGGCGACGCGCCACACGCCGCAGCGGAGCGGTTCGTTCTTCTCGACCGCGATCAGGTGGACGGGAACCGTTTCTTCCGTCGCTTCGCGCAGGATGGCGCGGTAGAACGCCATCTGGTGGACGTATCCGTAGGCGCGGGCCGAGCCCTCGAAGTAGTCGAGACTGTCGCAGGTTTTCAGGTCGACGAGCCCTGCCGGGCCGAACCAGTCGCACCGGATCTGGCAGGGCGTTCCGCAGTAGACGCGGCGCACCGTCCCTTCGGCGAATCCTTCCGCGAGCAGCTCCGATGCGACGCGGTTGAGCCATACGGCTCTCTGCAGCTTCACGAGGAAGCCGAAGTCCTTTTCGGAAACGACGGCGCGAGTCTGCTCGGCCGCCCACTCGGCATATGCCTTGGTGAGACGGCCGTAGGCTTCGCCCGTTTTCGGGTTCAAGGGGCCGTTGGACACGCGGAACTCCTCGTCGAACGCGGCGCGTCCTTCGAGGATGAGCGAATGCGCCGCACGTCCCAGAAGAAGCGCAGGCGATTCCGACGGGGGAATCTCGCCCGTCAGTTTCTTGTGGTAGAGGGAAGGGCTCCGGCGGAAATCGCCGAGCAGATGGCTCGAGAGAAACTTGCCGGCGCGCGCGTCGGCGTGGTATTCCTCGGCGGGAACGTGGATGAAGCAGGATGGGATGTGCATGTTTTCGGGTCTCCTTTCACTCGGGGTTTACCCCTTTCGGCGGGTGGACTGTCGCGTCGTTCCGTCCCCGCGCCGGAAAGTCACCGGCGCGGGGACGGAATCGTCAGAACGCACCCGCGAACTCCGCGAGGGCCTTGCGCAGCTCCGGCAGGATGTAGCGGTAGAGCGACGACCTCGCGACGCCGATCCGTCCGGCGATCTCGGAGATCGCGAGGCCGTCCATCAGGAGCCGCGCGGCATCCCGGAGCTTCGGCTCGAGCGATGCGATCCGTTCGCGCAGCTCGATCCGGGAGAGATCGCGGTACACGTCCGCGTTCGGATCCTCGGGCTCCGCGGCCGGCGGTTCGCGTCCCTCGTCCTCCGAGTCGCCATCCCGGACGGGGAGCATCGGCTCGGCCCGGCGCGCGGCCTCGCGATAGAAGGCCGGGAGCATGTCTTTCGCCGCGTTCCGGATGACCGTTCCGGCGAATCGGTCCCAGGCGTCCGGATCGCCGGCGGCGGGCCGGAAGTTGTCGCGGGCCTTCAGGGCCGCGAGCGCCAGATCCTGCCAGATGTCTTCCCTCGCCTCGTTGGGCAGCTTCATTCGGACGACCACGTAGGTCGTCATATTGTCGAGCGTGCGGAGCACGCCCACGGTGAGGAAGTCCTGGTCGGGCTTCCCGTTCATTTGCTTTTCTTCGTTCATGTGTTTTGGCTCCGGCGCTTCGGCGGAATTGCCGATTGGCGCCACACATGAACCCGCCCGGTAAAAACCGCGGGCGTCGTCGGAGTTGCGAACCCTGTCGAAATGCCGTGGCTACGGGGCGATCAACGCCATTGTTCGAATACGGGACGAGGTTCTCCGGCCGGGGTTGAGCCCCGGGTCGGGAACCCCATCGGCCGGAAAAAGCAGGAACGCCCGGGCGTTCCCGGGCGTTCCTGCGGTCCGTTTCCGGCCGGAATCATCTCACGGATCTTCGTCGAGTTCGACGAATCGCTCCTGCTCCTTCCAGTCTGGTGTTCGCATTCCGTAGAGCCGGCAGAGCGTGAGGCTCTCCGGAATCCGGCCCGAGGCGATGGCGCGGACGATCCGCGGCGACACCCATGCCAGTTCGAGTTCCCGGACGAGGTTCGAGCGATCCATCCCTAGCGCGCGGGCGAGATCCGACACCTTCGCGTATCGCCCTTCTTCGAGCATCGCGGCCCAGCGCCTCGCCTGTCCGATCTTCGCGAGCATCGGACGTACCGCCTCCGCGTTTCCTCCATCGGGATAGACGATTCGCCGGCGGTTCTCCACGCGCCGGATGGAGAAGTCGACGTGAACCGCCACGTTCCCGTTTTCAAGCATTCGCGTCGTCGTCATCCTGAAGGAGTCCTTTCGCCAGTTCGCGGCATCCCGCGGTCCGAAGCACGATGTCCAGTCCGGTCCGCCCCAGCTCCGCCCGCTCCACCAGGAGCTGCACCAGCCGGCGCTTCTCCTCCGGGAAGAGCTCGTCCCAGAACCGTGGCAAGTTCGCGAGAGTCCCGCGGATGTCCTCCTCGGAGAGGCCGCCCGCCGCGGCCAGCATTCCCGCGAACGTCCTGCTCTGCAGGATCCTCCCCAGCTGGGCGAACACCGTTCTCTCGACCTCGCCGGCCGGGATGCGCCCGATCTCGCACTCGGGCGTTCCGGACTTCTTCGACTTCGAGCAGCAGTAGTAGCCGTAGCGCCGCGAACTATTCTTGTACCAGGTGTATTGCATCGCGCATCCGCAGACCCCGCACCGAAGGATGCCACGAAGCGGCGCCGTCGTTTCGATCCGGCGCCGGCCGGGCGCGGGCTTGTTCTGGTCCATCGTGCGCCGGACCTCCGTCCATGCCTCCTCCGAGACGAGCCCCTCGTGTTCGCCCTCGTGGATCGCGCCACGGAAGAAGACCTTGCCGTAGTAGAGATGCTTCGAAAGGGTCCTCGCGATGTCGCTCGGCATCCAGAGGCCGCCGGAGCGCTTGCGCCAGCCCTTCGCCTCCATTTCCCGCGACAGCGTCACCGTCGAGCCGCAGTCGAGGTAGCGATCGTACATCCAGCGCACGATCTCCGCCTCCTCGCCGTTGGGCACGAGCCTGTGGTTCTCGACGCGATAGCCGAAGGGCACGATTCCGCCGATCCACTTGCCGCGCTCCCTCGTCATCGCCCATTTCTCGCGGAGTCGGAGCTGGATCGTCTCGCGCTCCCATTGGCTCGTCATGATCGCGAAGTTCTTCATCAGGCGCCCGATGGGCGTCGAGGTGTCGAACTGCTCCGTGACGGACGTGAAGCCCACGCCCCACCGCTCGAGGTCCTCGTCCGTCTTGGCAAACGCGAAGATCGACCGGGCGAACCGGTCGAACCGATACACCACGATCTGGTCAACCCTGCCGGCCTCGCAGTCGGCCAGCAGCCGCTTTACGGCCGGACGCTCGAGGTCCTTGCCGGAGAAGCCGCCGTCGTCGTAGTGCTCCGGAAGCGCCACCCATCCGTCGCCGGACCTGTTGGCGATGTATTTCTCGCAGATGTCGCGCTGCGTGTCGAGCGAGTTGTTGGCCTTGTCCAGGCCCATCGAGACGCTCTTGCGGCAGTAGATCGCGCAGCGCTTGACCGCTGGGTTCCGTTCCATTGCCCTAGTCCTTCCTGAGGCCGAAGAAGACCCGGCCGTTCCACTTCGTTCCCGTCACGGCCGCGGCGATGGCCGAGAGCGACTTGTAGATGCGGCCCGCGAACTCGAACCGGCCGTCCTCCCGGACGGTTGCCACGTAGTCGCGGCCATGCCACGTCCGCGCGAGCCTCGTCCCCGGAAGGAACTCGGGGCGCGCCGCGCCCGCCGCCTCCGCCGCCCGCTCGAGGGCGGAGAGTTCGTCCGGCCCCAGATCGCCGTAGGCGTCGGCCTGGATCCTGTAGGCGATGGCGCGCCGCAGCACCGGCGCGCACGCCGTCGCCGGCCGGCGGCCGATTACGGCCTCGTATTTCCGCGTGAGCGACTCGGAGTCGAGCGTTTCCAGCGCATTCAGCTCCCGCAGGATGTTGAGTCGGATTCCCGTCGCCATCACCGGCCCCTCCATTCGTCCTCGCGCCGTCGGATGCGTAGAATCGCCGTCCAGACGAGCCGGACCGCGCGCCGGATGTTCTCCGGGATCATCCCGAGAATCCTAGCGCCCATCGGCCGCCTCCTTTTCCGTTCCGGACTCCGCCCGCATTTGGGCCGCGGACGCCTCCTTCTTGCGCCGGATGATGCCGGCGATCATCCGGACGGCCATCGCGAGGCCGCCCGGTCCTTCGTTCGGGTCTGTTGTCGTTTGCTTCATGGGATTGGTCTCCTTTCGGGGCGGTATACATGCTCGATTTCGCGCGAAAGTCCAGTCGAATCTCGACTCCGCTCCGGTTTACCCTCGTTCGCCCCGCGATTGTCGCGTCCGGCGTGGAGAGGGCGGGGGTGGCCGTCGGACCGAAACGGCTTCTGACGAATTTCTGAAGGAAGAAACCGTGTTCTGACGAATTTCTGAAGTTTCGAGAGTTCACCCGTTGCGCGTTTTCGGCTACTCTTCTACCTATCGCGCACACTGCCGCGAAACACCTGGAACAACCTCCCATGAACGACGCCTCCGCCCAATTCTTCGCCATCGCCCTGGCCGCCACATGGTGCGGCTTCGGGCTCTACGGCATCCTGCGAAAGATCGGCCAATCGCCGCAGGTGCGCGGGATGCTGCTCCGCTTCCGGCGGGCGAGTCTTTCCATCAGGGCCGCCATCGTTGCAGGGCTCGTCACCATCGTCGCAATCGGCGGCACGAAGCCGGGCGGAGGCGATCCGTTGCGCGGACTTCCTCCTCCCGCGGCCGCCATCGTCGAGCCCGTCGTCGCGCCGATCGAGGTCCGCACGAACAACATCGCGCTCCGCGCCGAGTCCGCAACGGCGGTCGAGATCGAGGACTGGCGCAAGCACGGATCGTCCGCGGGCGGCGTCTGGCTCGACTTCGACGAGCCCTTCTTCCGCATCGGGACGAATCCCGTCTCACGCGCCTACGTCGCCGCAAGCGGAACCATCTCCTTTGACACGATGTGCCGCCCGCCCTTCGGAGCGCCGCTCCCCGACGGTAGCGGCCTTCCCGTTCTCGCGCCGCTTCTCTCT